GGGCACAATTAGCAAAAGGAAAATAACATGACTTATAGAGAATTAATTAACGAAGTATTAATAAGGCTAAGAGAAGATACTATTCCTATTGATTGGTCAGGAAACATTAATGACTCTACAACAGTAAGTGATTATCAAAAAGTAATTGGTAGTATGGTTAATGATTCTAAAAAATCAGTAGAAAACTATCACGACTGGTTAGTGCTTAGAGAAACAAAAGATATATCAACTGTAAGTGGTACTAAAAATTATAATTTATCTTCTGGTCAAGAATTTAAAGTTGTCGATGCCATAAACAACGCTACAGGCACTCAATTAAGTCAAGTAAGCAGAAGCTATTTAAATAAAATAATGTACCCTACAGACCCTACTGGTGAGCCTCATTACTATGGTTTTAATGGTGCTGACAGTAGTAACAATTTAAAAATAGATTTATCACCAATACCAACTAAATCTGAAACTATTTCTTTTGATATTATAAAAGCACAAGATGAATTAAAAACTGCTGCTACTGTTCTTAAAGTTCCAGAAAAGCCTGTTGTTTTAGGTGCGTGGGCAAGAGCTATAGCAGAAAGAGGTGAAGATGGTGGAACACAATCATCTATAGCTGCTGAAGAATCAAGTCAAGCATTAAAACAAGCAATAATGCTTGATAGTGGCAATACGCAATTTGAAAGCGAATGGTATGTTAAATAATGGCTAAACAAATATCCTATCAACCATTAACCGATATAGGTTTAAATGGTTTAAATACGCAAAGTAACCCTGCTACTTTAGATACATCTTTTTTGACAAAAGCAGAAAATGTTGTTATTAGAGAGTCTGGTCGTATTGCTTTTAGAAAAGGTTTAAAGCAAAAAGTAACACCAACTGGCACAGCTATAGCTTCTTTAGTTGAACATAATGATCAAGGCACAAATAAAATATTTGCTAGTCATGGCACAAGTATTTATACAATAGATTTTACTTCGCCTAATGCTGCTTTTCCTAGTAGTGGTGCTGATGTTAAACACACAGTAGCTAATAGTTCAGGTAAATGGCAGTTTATTGAATTTAACAGAAGATTAAGTTGCATCCATGAAGGCATAGTACCGCAAAGATACGATGGCTCTCAAAGTTCAGGTAGCAAATGGGCAGCTTTTGATAATGCTCATAGACCTGCTGGAGTTTCTTCTGGCGAATTTAAACCAAGTTGCGGTATGGGTTTTTATGGTCGTATGTGGATTGGTGGAGTAGCTGAAGAAAAAGACATACTTTATTATTCTACTTTGCTTGATGCCGATGATTTTAGAACGACAGCAGTTAATGGAGCATCTAATGGCGGTTCTATAGATTTAAAAACAGTATGGGGTGTTGATGATATTGTAGCTATAGCACCTTTTTATGGAAAATTAGTAGTTTTTGGTTTAAACAATATAGCTATATATGACAGTCCTGATGTAATTGGCAGCATTGCACTTAATGAAGTTATCAAAGGTGTAGGTTGCGTATCACGAGATAGCGTTCAGCCTATTGGTGATGATCTTGTATTTCTGTCTAGCACAGGTCTTAGGTCTTTGGGTAGAACAACTGAAAAAGATAAACTTCCAATGCAAGATTATTCTTTAAACATTAAAGACACTTTAATAAGAAATATAGGACAAAGCACAAATGTTAAAGCAGTTTATGTTGAGAATGAAGGTATATATATTCTTTCTTTTATAGACAATAATATTACTTATGTGTTTGATTTTAAACATTTCACACCTAATCAAGCTCCACGAGTAACAACTTGGTCATTTGATAATGACAGAGAACCTGCTAATATGGCATATACCGAATTATTTGGTTTATTAGTTGGACAAAAAGATGGTGGAATTGCTGGTTATGAAGGTTATTATGATGTTGATTTAGCTTACCCAAGCAATACAAAAACATTTACATCTAGCTCATACACTTCTAGTATAGCAACAACATATGTAAATTTAGGGCAGTCAGTAGCAGCATCGTTATT